AGGTATCCATTTGTAATTAATCTTATAGTTGTATCAGGCCATGCTATTTTAATTAGATCAAAGATATTAAACAACCTTGGATGCAGTAATGGCTCACCTCCAAACACAGATACGATCTTTGGTGATAAATGATCTTTCCAGATGTTTATACTTTTTATAATATCTTCTAGTGGCATTACACCACGTCTATCAAAGTCACTTAAACTGAGGCAACCTTTACAAGAAAGATTGCAGGCATACGCAATATTTAGATCTAATCGATTTATCTGATGCACGGTGCTATATTGAGGCTACTACTAATATTCCTAATACCCATCCAGCGAAGCCAAACCAGAAATCATCCCAACTCCATTTGCCTTTAGACCAAAGATCTAATGCTTCTTTAAGAATTGTTATAATGATACCGGCAAAAATCATAGGCGTATAATATATGCCTATTGTTGTGAGGCCATAACTCCATAAAAAATGTAATTGAAGATCATCTCTAATAATATTTTTAGTTATTCTTGCTATTGTTTTATACCACTTTTTCATTTTTTTTGTATTTTTGTTTAATTATTCGCGTCATAGTTCTAGAGGTAGGTTTTTTGAATATTGCTTTTCTTAGAAAAAGTATAAATCTAGTTTTAAGAGTAGGTTTCCAGGTTCCGTCATTCCAACATTCGTACCAAAGACCTTTTTTTCCTATTTTAGCATATCCTACTCGTGCTGGATATTTTCGATTCTTCCAATCTTTTTTAACAATATTCCTCCTAGTTATTATTTTAAAATTTAATTAAAATTTTTCGCCGACTTTAAATCCTCTAAATGTTTTGAATCTTGGAAATCTTAAACTATAATCGTCGCTGTCTTGATTTTGTGTAATAGCATCTGCTCTAACTTCTGCTATTTCTCCTATTAATGTATCTTTAACTGCCCAAAAACTATCTCTTTGATCATCACTTAATCCACTACCAACATTAACTTTAATAAACTTACCATCATCTTTACCTTCACAAATAAGAGCACCTAGTTTACCTACGTTTCTACCTGTACCTTCTTCTGTGTCAACAATCTTTAATGATACTTCAATAAATGGTTTTGCTTTAAGCATAAAATGACTTCGTTTGCATTCGTATAAAGCATCAACGTCTTTAATCATTATACCTTCAAAGCCTTTATCAATTGCGACTTTGTTATAATCTGAAAATATTTTTTGTCCTTCTGCTGTATCTAGATCACATTCTATTTTTTCTACTACAAACATATTATCTGAACTTTCAGGAATAGTTTCTAACAGTTGTTTATGTCTAGCACGACAACCTAGTGTTGATACACCTTTTTGAAATTCATCTAATGGTAAAATATCAAACAAGGCATATTGAGCATCAGTTGCCTCAACATTATCTTTTCTATGCACTTGTTTCATTAGTGCTTGGAATGAACTGCTAACCATTTCACCATCTAAAACAATTCCACCTTTATGTGAGTCTTTGCCTAATAAGTTTTCTAATTCTTTTTCAATATGACCAAAGTTAATAAATTGTTTACCATTACGTGAATACATTGTAACCACACCATTATTAATAATTGTAATAACTCTTACACCGTCTAATTTATAGTCTAATAGTTTTTTACCTACCATTTTCTTTTCATGGTTTGCTGAATCATGTGCTAACATACATTTGAAAGTTGGAATTTTAAGATCACTTCTTTTAGTTTTTTTAACTACATTATTAATAGTTTTTTCTGAAACACCACATTTTAAATCTTTTATTAGTATTCTTCTATACCAGTTGTTCCACTCATCTACAGTTGCTTCGTTCATTGTTTCTTCTATAGCATCTCTGGCATCATGCCCTGTAAGTTCACGATCTCTTAATTGCGATGCGAGACCAACAAATTCAGCAAATGCTAAACCAGGACCATCTTTTTTAGATTGTGGTACCTGTTTGACTCCAAATGTTATCATTGGGTCTAGTGCTAATCTGCAACCTGAAAAAAAGTTTACATTGTTATTAGCAATTTCTTTCATAATAACACCTTCTTTAAACAACCTTGAATTGTTTGATTCTAATTCTTTTATAACATTATACATTTGTTTTTTCTTTCCTTTTTTGTACAATATATGGCCAAGAACAAATAATCCCCAATTGATATTGTTCTACTTCTTCTTTGTTTAATATACTTGCAGTCATTTCTTGAAACTTTGTTGCATTACCACTTAATACTTTAAACACTAATCTTCTAAAATCTGCTTTAATTTTTTCAACAAGTTCTTTATCACCTGGTTTAGGTTTATATGTTTTAATATAGTCTGCTACCCGTTCTGCTGTTGAGAATGCTTTATTGTAGTCTAGTTCTTTTGGATTCCATTCACCATGAGTAATAGGTAATGGTGTTCCTGATAGAGTAGATTTTTTTAAATGTATTCTAGCCATCTTATCAATTTCATTTTTTCTAACGTATCCATACATATTAATAATTTGATGACTTAATGCAATTATGTCGTCTACTTTGTATAGGGTTGATCCCATATCTGTAGTATTAAATTTTTTTGCCACGTTGCCTCTTTGTCATATATTCATGATGTTCTACTTGTTCACGTTGCTCTATAGCATCATCTATTTTATCTTTAAATGTTTTAAATTTTTTGTATTCTTGTTTGCTTAAACCATTTACCCATTTCTTAACATCTACTTTAGTTTTAAATATAGATCCAAATGGTTTCTTTGAATGATAATTTATTGTCCAAGCATTACTCATAATGGGTAATTTCCTAAAATAGTGAATATGTAAATAGTGGCTAGTATAAACCAACCTGTAAGAATACCGCTACCAAAAATTATAAAAAATTCTTTATTGCTCATCCATTTCCTCCGCTTCTATAACATCTTCGGCATATTGCATACCTAATTCAAATGCTTCTTGCTCTGAACAAAGTTCCATTTGTTCTTCAAGTTCGTGATCTGCTTCTGTCATTGCTGGGTAATAAGGTTTTTCACAATGCTTCATTTCTGAACCAATTTTTTTACCTGTTTCTTTATCATATAAATCTTTTGTTTTATATGTTGGTGCGTTTTCAAAAAATACACCGTTTTTAATTACATTACCGTTTCCTAAATCAATAATTGCCATATTATGCTCCGACTTTCATATTATGTAAACTAGCATAAGGATTCGATTTTTCAAATTTGCTAATTGCTTGTTTAATAGTTTTAGCGAAAACTTCTTTAGTCATTAATAAACCAAATGCGTTCTTGTAAGTTGCTATAAATGTTTTGTACATACTCTCTGTTTTCCTTTGTTTATAATACTAATTTAACATCAATACCAAACCTGTCAACCATAGAAAACCGCAGAAAACAGCGATTCTGTAAAATATTAAGTCGTTGATTTTGTTGGATTTTTTAAATTAGTGGATAGATGCGTCGTGTAAGAACAGCATTTTCTCTAAATCTATTGATCTTCTAGGGTCATAAAATGTGTCATTGGAAAACATCCAATCAAATGCTTCTGATTCTGCTTGTTTTTGTGTTCTAAAAACCACATCACTATATTTTAATACTTTTGACTCTGTATTTTTTCTATAGACAAAACCCCACTTTTTGTTCTCTCTGTAGCATACGACATAATCTTCTGGTAGGGGTTTTTTTATTTTTGGCATACTGTAATTATTTAAAAATTAAAGATTTTCTATATGCTTTGATTTTAGTTACAAATGTGTTCCAACTAATATGTTTCATAGCACTTCTTTTTAAATCTTTTGGTATAAAGCCAGAGTCAGGTTTTACTCTATAAAAAGTTACTCCATTGGCACAAGTTAGCATTTCTTTCCAGTCTTCAAAAAAACGATCATATGTAATGTCATCTTCATATACTTTACGATAGTTGTTAGTACTCTTATAGCAGTTATTAGTTAATCCATTAATCCCAGGTTGTAAGTCATGACCTATAAGGTATATTTCATTTGCTCCGTGTTGTACAGCCAAATGTGTTGCTAGTGTTCCTGCATTCCATCGATGATTTTTAGGAATGTTTTTAACTTTTGTTCCCCATTGCTTTGGGTTTCGATATCCAGTCCATACAGGAAATTTATCTGCATATCTATTCGGGTGTTCAGATATTTCTTTTAACATTTCTGGGTCAACTAATACTAAATGATCCATGCGATGATCTCTATAGATAGCATTGCATCCATAAAATTCCCCAATCATTCTTAAGTCTTCCCAAAAGCCATCGTACATACGATTAACTTTTTTCCGGCTTTCTCCGTTGCCCCACACAAAGGCAATCTTAGATTCGTTTTTTGAGATCATTTATAATTGCTTCTTTATCCTTTAATATTTTTTGTTGTTGAAATTCTGTAATGAATTCACTATATTCATCTAAAGTAATGAAATTAAAATTAGACCATTGTCCCCAATCTTTTGGAATTTTCCACCCTTCTGCATTAACTTGAAAAAAGTTTACATTAGGATAACATTCAAATATTTTAGACATCTGATATTCCCAATAATGATGTGGAACTGCGTGTCTATTGGCATCCCAATAGTTTTCTGTATCTTTGTATATGTTATTATGTAATTTTTGTCCTTTACCTACACCATATAAATCAAATCCAAGTAAAAATACAGTTTGAGCCTTTCGACCTAACCATCCACCATGACTATTTGAAAGTGCTACCAATGTAGCAAACTGACCAGTCCCCCAATGGAATGGGTCATCAATTCTTTCTTGTCCTTCATAAGGTAATTCTGGCACTTCTAAAAATTTATGTTTAGGAAATGATTTAAGCCATTGTGGTCTAGTGTATAATGGGCATGGAACTTTATTGTCTTTGGCTTCTAGTAGTTCATTAATCATCTTACGGTCAGCACATACTAAAAAGTTAGGAGTCATATCACGATATACAGCATTACAGCCTACAGTCATACCTATTAGGTTAGTTGTTTTAATATCAAAGTCTTTGCGACTTTCACCGTTGCCAATTACTGTTGCAATCCTACTTGCCATAACAATAATTATTCTGATCTATGTTCTATGACTTTATCTATAAGACCAAATTCAAGTGCTTCTTGTGAAGTAAAGAACTTATCTCGTTCCATATTCTTTTCAATTATATCTAATGGTTGGCCTGTATGTTTAACATATATTTCATTTAATCGCTTTTTAGTTTTAAGTATTTCCGCGGCATGAATATCTATGTCTGAGGCTTGTCCTGAATATCCACCTGATGGTTGATGTATCATTATTTTTGAATGTGGTAATGCAAATCGTTTACCTTTTGCTCCTGATTGTGCCAACAATGATGCGGCAGAACTTGCCTGTCCTATTATCATAGTTGATACATCAGATTTAACAAATTGCATAGTGTCATATATTGCTAAACCAGATGATACATATCCTCCAGGTGAATTAATATAGAAACTAATATCTTTTTTTGGATTATCTGATTCTAAAAATAATAGTTGTGCAGATACCAACGATGATACTGAGTCATTAATTGGTCCTGTTAAGAATATAATACGTTCTTTAAGTAGTCTACTAAAAATATCATATGAACGTTCACCTTTTGATGTTTGTTCTATGACTATGGGTACTAATGAATTTTGCATATTATTATTGTATTGCGGTTTAACTTATTTGTCAATACAAGTAATTAATTATTTCTGGTACAAAGTTTTTAGGATTCTGTTTTCGGAAAGAATCTTGTTGGTTAATGGTAAATTTAAATGTTTGAAGCAATGATTCTTTACCATCGGCTTGATTAATGTATTCGACGATTGGTTTAAGTAATGTGGAAAATTTATGTTTACTGAACTTGTTTGCAATAGCATCTTTCATTTTTAAAGGCATAACTTGTGGAGACATATAGTATGGTGTTTGAACGAATTGGTATTTGTGAGATGTGGCATTAAAATTTTCCATATTCCATTCAAGCATTTTATCATAATAATAAATGTTTATATTGCTTAAAGTATTATAAACATTTGCATTCCAGTTAGTGTCTTTTAATTTTTGTACAATTTTTACAGTTTTATCCCATTTTCCTGGATATCTCATATAGTTAAAAACTTTACCTATACCATCGATTGATAGAGTAACATAGATATTACTAAATTGTTGTAATATTTTAAATAATTCACGATGTGGCATTTGCTGACAATTAGTTGTATATTGTAAGTGTAATTTGGTTTTGCCAAGATTTATTAATCTTTCTAATAGTGTAATATGATTCCAATCTAAAAAAGGTTCACCACCTAATATTTCTAGTGAGTCTAAACCATATAATGTTTCATCTGATACTTTAGATGTATTTGATTCATTAAGGTTGTGCCACTTGTTTTTATTATAATGATTATGTTCAGCATACCATTTAGTGCTATCATCTGGTCCACAAGTTTTACAAGTTAGGTTACATAGATTAGTTGCTGTAAATTGTAGTGAACGTATTTTTTTATTATGTCTATGTTCGTGTAGTTCTTTAAGTGATTTTTTTGAATGGAAAGATAACCATCTATTATCTTGTAGGCGTTTGCTTTCATGCCCAGATTTTTCTGTATTCCAACAATGTGAACAATATTTAGATTTTAACCCTTTATCAAAAGTTTCTTGTAACTTTTTTGTACTAAATTGTTTATCAAAGTCTCGTAACCAGCAACAAGGAATTATACTTTTCTTACGTATTGCTTGTTGATAGAATGGATTTACGCACCAATTTTTCATTTTAAAACTTTGAGTAGAATAGTATCTAAATTAATTCTGCCATTACTTTTAGTTTCAGTAGTTTTAATAGATTCCCAAATGTTACGCATTGCTATTTTTCCATCCGTAGTTAAAAGTTTTGGCAATATAGTTTCTGGTTTTCGTACAGTTTTTGATACACTACTTCGATCATCATAATCTTTGAGTGTTGTACCTTTAATGATTATTCCATTTGGTCCCATAGCATTATATTGAGATAATTTGCGAGTTTTAATGTTGAATAACCAAAGCATTTTACATTTAGGTATTAAAATAGGATCTATAGATGTTAGTTTATATCTTTCATCTTCATCCTTGTATTGTAATTTTTTTATCATACGTTCTACAGATATAGCTCTTGGTTTTCGTGCTTTACGTTGACTTTGTTTTAATTTTGCCCATCGTTGTATTTGTGCTACTGCTTTATCTTGAATATCTATCATTTGTTTCATTTCTTTGTTAGAATATGAATCATAGCCTTCTTCAATTTCTTTTTCATCTTCAGTACGTTCTTTTTTAGGAATTAATCTTATATGTAATATTTGTTTATATTCCTTGTTAAAGTCTTCGATGTCATCTATTAATCTAGAACAGTATGCTCCAGGTATATCACAATCTTTGCAGTAGTCGTAGATAGTTTGTATTGATAGTTCATGTAATTCATTATCAAATGTAGCATAGTTTATATCTCGAATGTCGATAATATAATCTTGTGTTTGTCTTTGCATTCTTTCTTGAATGTCAACCTTTGGTTTTTGTTTTTTAGGTTCTGGCTCAGGTTCTGATACTGGTTTGAATTTAGGTTCTTCTTTAATTTCAGGTAGTGGGATTTGTTTTGTTTGTTTCTCATTATCGTTTATTTGGTTCTTGAGAAACTCAGGTATGTCCAATAAGTCGTTATCTAATTTCTTTGCCATTTCAATATTTTGTAACATGGTTATATAGCTCAGGCAAAGA